TTTAGTCAGCACTTAAACCTCTCATTCTCTTAGCTAATCTTTTTGATCTGTTCGGTAGTTGTCTAGCCCATAAGCTATTTAACATTTCTGTAGATGCTATTTTATACTGTCTGGCTCTTAGTGCTTGTTGGAACTTCTGGAACTTCATTAGTTTTGGTAGTCCAAGATTAAACGCCATATCAATTATAATCTCAAATGCTTCTTCATGGATTTCATCCGCATTAATAAACTTTCTCGCATCATCAATCGCTTGATTTAAATCAGTGGTGAATATCTGATCTACTTCTAAGGATGTTAATTCTTTATCTATTAAATATTCCTCATCAGGCAATTTTATCAAATGTCCTATACCCGTACTCCAATTATTTAGCGTATCCTTGTAGGCAGTATGCCTGATCCCTTCTGATAAGATGATATCTCTTTTAATTCTGTCTATGTTCATTTCTTTCTCACCTTTTTAACCTTTGGCAATAACTCTGTTAGCACCTTACTAAGATCCTGCTGCAACACATTTAAATAGCCAATGTGTAAATCTAAGCTATTGCGTTCTGTGACCTCCGCCAGTTCTTCGTTAGTCATTGTTAATCTTATTTGGTTTCCCACTTTTATGATCCTCATATATAGATATTTCTATCCCAAGATCCATTCTTCTTCAATACCATTGGAGTAATGCAAGGAATACCATCTGTGATCAAAGCACTGCTTAATATGGGTTTTGCTACATTTACCTTCATATATGCCATAGCTAAACTATCTTTATTTACAAGGCATCCTGTAGAGATACCCCAGTTCAGGGAATAATCATTGGCTACATACTTAACTTCTGAAACTGTGTGAAAATGTCCTTGAACGCAGCACATACTGGTTTCTTTGACCGCTTTGGCAATATCTTTGGAAAATTGATGAGCGAACATTACCCTATTCTTATCTGTGTTAATGATGTGTTTATCTTTCCATTCCCAACCCTTACCCACTTCTAAAATATCATTATAGGGTTTTATAAATCTCCTAGACATCTTACTAGCTACGGCTCTACGCAATACTAAGCTGCCATGATTACTTTCTAGCAAGGTCATTTTAGGGAATATCTTTTCTAATCTTTTAATCCATGACTTTGTAATTTCTAATTCATCAAAGGCACTTGGTAGATCAGGATCAACCCCATGAAAGTTTTGAGAATGATAATCAGCTTCATCTCCAATATGAACTACTGTGTCAGGCTTATAATATTTATTTAGTTTAGCTAAGAACTCTATGCAGTCTGGATGACTATAAGGGAAATGAGTATCGCCAATGACTAATATCTTTTTATGACTGCTCATACTCTGTTGCGTCTATACAAGCAAAACTGTATTTGCGAATATCATATTCATCTAAGATTAACTTTAATGAATCTCCCTGTAATTTGCAATCGTCAGGTGATTGATGCTTTTGATTGATTGTGACACATTCACCATTAAGGCAAAACCACCCTAAAAGGTAAATGACTTTTAGCATTAGAGAAGAAGGTCTTTAAGGATCATAAATAACTGACCAAAGACTGCAGCGGCTATACTATAACCAATAAACTTTATATTACGGATATCTTTTTCAATATGGGCTAGATGATTTTCTTTGATAACCTTGATGTCCTTTTGAACTAAGGCTATCTCCTTATCTAGTTTGTTGATCTTGTCCGCTTGTGTTGCCATTGAGTTTACTATTTAGCTTAACTTGTGCCTGTTTGTCAAATGTTTCTATTAACTCCTGATCTTTCTTAAATTTTGCTTGATATTCTGCTAATTCTTTTTGTGTTTTTAAAACATCATCAAAAGTCATAGTCATCATTTGTTTTCTGATCTCAGCATTTCTTTCGTGTGCTTTTTCTAATCTATCTAATAAGAACTGATTATGTGTTCTTGTTTCTCTTAATTCTTTTTTTGCTTCTCTTAATTGTTTTTCTAATTCTTTTTGTGTAGCCATATTAACCCCCTTTTTTACGGATTGACTTAATGAACTCTTTACCCTGTAGCACTTGTATCTCAGCTTCTACTTCACCACAAACAATAGTGATATTGTCGTTCATATTACGTTTCATTATACGTTTTTTCTCTAAACATTCACCTACGTCTTTCATTAAGGTATGCTCTAATAAATCACCATTAGAACTAAATAAACACAGTGCTATAACTAATTTCCACATTTAATGACCATTCCCATTAGCAAACTCAATATCTCTAGTTTGATCTTTTAATTTTTCTACATCTTTTAATAATTTATCTACTTGTTCCTCTAAGTGTTCTAACATTACTTGAGTATGTAGGTTTTCTTCTAATTGTTCATTGTGTTCAGATATCTGTTTTGCATTGTGTTCTATCAACATAAAAATTTCTAAATTCTTGGGGGTTTGTTCAGCTTTCTTGAGTAAGTCAGCTTCCATTAATTGACGATTGGTTTCTAAAACATTTAGACGTTCTATTACTCCAAAATATGCCCATACACCTACGGCAACTGAGGATACAATCGCAATAAGATTTCTTATTGGCATACCAATAGTTGTCTTATCGCTTATTTCCAAGATTTACTCCTTAGATACTTCTTTGAATTTTTGGATATAAACGTCTTTTAAGATTTGAATATCTGATAATTGAGATTGTAGATTATTTTCTGTATTGACTAATTGAGTTAGTTTCTGAGCAAGAGTTAATTGTTCTTGGCTCATATCTTCTTGTTTATATTCTTTATTATCTATTGTTATCATGGTTTTTCTGGGAATATTATATCATCTGGATTAATTTGTGTTGAGGGTAAATCTCTAAGAGCCTGTCTATAAATAGCCATCTCAGAACTCATAGTGACATCTGATAGAGCATAGAAATCTGTTTCTGCTAGGAGTTTGTTTCTTTTAGTTCTTACCTCTTGCCAATCATAGTCAGCTTGTAACTGTGCTAGTCCGTCAATACATTCTTGTTCTGTTGGTTTTGTTTTAGTTTCGTCAAGGATAACTAAGTTTGCATAAGTAGGCTCTTGATTATTAAAACCAAACCATTGACCTTTATGTAGTGTTATTAAATAATGTTCTAATGTTTCTGGTCGCATTATGTATCTCCTAATCTAATAAAAGTAAAATATGTTAAGTTTTGTCCTGTATTACCTGCTGTTGTTACACCAGAGTTTTGAACATCTATACTAAATCTTACTTTATGTGTTGAAGTGCTTGTGACATCAAAAATAAATTCACCATATGAATTTGTTTCTGCCTGATTATATGGAACATTAATTGCTTGAGATGAATTTGTTGCTGAATCATAAGTGCTGTTGTTTGTTGTTGTCTGTATTTTACATTCATTAAATTTACTTGCACTATCACTGTTCCAATGAAATCTAGCCACTGCTTTAATTAACCAAATACCAGTTGAAGGAAAAGTAAAGACACCAGAACTTTGACTCATTCCTGTGCCTATGTAACCAAATCCGTCAGTATTTACCCTAGATAGATTTGAACTAATTGGAGAGGCATCTCCAGTAAAACTTGAAGTTAATCTCCATTGGTCTGCTTCTGTTATACCACTTGCAAGAGCAGAACCATTAACAGTTAAAGCACCAGTAACATTTACACCAGTAGATGTGGTTTGTAATTTAATTGAATTATCATGGTATAAAGCAACACCCGCATTTACTGTTCCTGTAATTAAAAACTCACTATCAGTTGCATCTTTAACTCTAAAGTCTGTAGCTAGTATTCTTAAATCACCAGTTCCACCATCTTTAATAAAACTATGACTTCCGTCATGGTATATCTCTAGGTCATTCCCTGTACCAAATCTTGCTTTAACATTGTCATTGAAATCAACACCAGTAGCACCACCAACAGAACTAACTCCTGTTAAAGATGATCCGTCACCAATAAAAGAGGTTGCCGTAATATTTACAGTACCTGCACCATCACTAGAGATGATAGTATTATCCCCTGCATCAGATACAGTATTAACTTTTATTTTTGATGCCATGATCTATTTTATACCTCAGATTGTGAGGCTTGAAAAGCATTCCACGCAGATACGACTTCTTCAGTCCAAACAGCATTACATACTGCCTGTACTTCTGCATCTTCGCCTGTAATATCTTGGTCTGGGTGAACTACTTTTCTGTGTCTGCTTCTTGATAACTCTACATCATCTTCTTTGATGACTGTATCAGTAGCAATTTGCACAGCTTTGTATTCGCCTACGACTTCTATTTTAGCGATTTGTGTTTCTTTTGTTATTGCCATTGTTTTGCTCCTTATGAACTTGTTGTATAAACTGTATAACCACTTACTCTACCACTACTATTAGGTGATGAAGCTACTTCTGTACCAGAAGAATTATAATTTCTAAAATAGAAATAATCTGTATTAGTAACATGATAAGATGAATTTCCATAAATTCTAAAATCAGTAGGCATAAGTGTTGCTCCTCTAATTAATGGAATACCAAAACCACCATATGTACTTCCTAAATTTGAAGTAAAAGGCAATCCATGTAATCCATAATCACCTCCACCACCACTATAACTAGCTACAATTAAATCAAACCAAGCAATTACTGTTTGACCAATTTTTGTATATACACCCTGTTGTCTTGTATAGGAAACAGAAGATAGACTTGTATCTCTGTTAAATCTAGGAGTCCAAGTACCTTCCTCATAATCATCTAAGGCATTGGCACTTCCTGTTCCACCTATATGTAATCCAGAAGAAGTAAGACGCATAATTTCACTAGCACCAGTGCTATCATAAAATTGTAATGCACCATCTGTTCTACTACCAATAGTCCATTTTTTACCACTGCCACCTGATGATTCAATTTTTATGTCAGCAGTATCAGATAAAACTTTAATGTGAAAAGCACCCTCAGGTGAAGTATTACCTAACCCCATTCTTCCTGTTGAAGATAAAGTAACAGCAGTAGAACTAGCATTGTCATCAATACCTGTTGATGTGAAATTAGTTATTTTAGCTGAACTATTTAATTCTACATCTGTTCCTGTTCTAGGGGATATTTTATTTACTTTTACTTCACTCATGCGTTTTCTAATGCCTCAATTCTTGCTTCTAGTTCTTTAATGGTTGCTACCAATAATGGTACTAATTTAGATTGGTCTATGCCTTGATAATCTGGAACTTCTCTAGTACCCATTACTGCTTGTGTAATGATATTGCCTTCTTCATCTAATTCAGCAGGGGTGACTTCATATTCTTCAGTACGCATAGCATCTTTTTCACCTGTCACTGCTTCTGGAACTATGCTTGATACTTCATGTGCTAAAAATCCATCTACTGTGGTATCGGCATCAGCTATGAAATTAAATCTTTTTGGTTGAAGTTGTTTTAATCTTTCAGTAGCACCAGTTATATCTACGACATTTTCTTTTAATCTGTAATCTGATGATGTGTTGTAGGCAGTTGATGATGTAGTCACACTAATTGTTCCAACCCCTGATGTACTACTACTAGAGCCATAAAATACTACAGCATCTCCATTATCACTTCCTCTACGAACTCTTAAAGTTGCATAACCATTACCAGATAAAGACAAAAAATTAGTTCCACCACCTAATTTTTCATTTAAATTTCCAGCTCTAATAATACCTTCATTATCTATACGCATACGCTCTGTTGCGTTAGTTTTAAACTGCATAGTATTACCTGGGTGGCTATAATAAATTTGTCCTACGTTTATAGTTGATTCATCACCAAAGTTTACGAAAGAAGCAGAAGTGCTAACTGCTTTTAAATTCAAACCTGCATCACCTGCATTTCCTTCTACTTGAATTGCACATTCACCACTTGAAGCATAAACATGAAGTTCTTTAGCAGGACTACTTGTACCAATACCTACATTTCCAGAACTATTTATACGCATACGTTCACCATCATTAGTAAAAAATCTCATAGCATCAGTTGAATGGTCATAATTAATTCTTCCTGCTTTTGCATTAGCAGTATCACCAAATGAAATATTAGAAGCATCAGCAGCTCCAACCATAAATCCTATTCCTGCTTCACTACCTTCAATAATTAAATCGTCACCACCTACAAATGGAGTAAATGCACCAACATCAGAACTTTTTATGTGTAATTTTGAACTAGGTGAGGTTTCACCAATACCCACACGATTGTTTGCTTGGTCAATAGCTAGAGTATTTGTATCTACTGTTAAGGCAGTACCATCAGAAATATTAATTGTATCACCTGCATCACCAATAGTAATCGTAGTGCCAGATGAGGGGATAATTTTATCTACTTCAAGTTGTGACATTAAACAATCACCAATGTTCCTTCTACAGTGACTGTTCCACTCACAGTGATTGCACCAACTAATAAAGCATTATCATTTGTGGGAATGACTAGATTTTTTGTGATTTCGTTTTTGTTTAAGACATCAACATCATCAACACCAACTCTATTACCTACATAATAGATATCATTAGTATCGGTACTCATTAGCTGACATCAGTTAGTAGGGAAACGATAATATCGCAATCACCACCAGATGCACTTGATTGAGCAGTCATTGAATATCCACTTCCTAGAACTAACTTTCCTTTAATTATTTCTACTTTTGAATTTACAGGTACAGATACATCTTTAACAACAGTAAAATTACTTGTGCCATCATTGACCAGAATATCAACGTCAATAGATGCAGTTCCTGTATTAGCTATATTTAAACCGACTACAATTTGTTTATTAGCAGTGGTAGATACAATGCTCGTAGATGTAGAATCTGTTAGTGTTGTTTCTACGACTGAAAAGTTATTTGCCATGTTTTTATCCTAACGCTATTGCAAACGGAATAGCTGATGGATCACTTTCAGTAATACTTACAGTGCTAGGTAGTGTCACTGCGTTTGTAGAAGTATTAACTGAGAATAATTCTAAATCATCTGCTCCGTCATATAGTTTCATTGTTATAATATTTGTGACCGAATTGTCTAGCCAGATCGTACCTGCTTCTGCTGAACTTGGTCTTGAACTGCCGATATGACCAGAATTTAATGCTGATAAACTTGTATTGAGATTTCCACGAAAAGTAGCAAATGCTTGGTTATCTAGTGTTATTTGGGTTGCTTGGCTCATTATGTTATTACTTGTCCTACTCCTTCAGCTATGTAGTCAAAAGTTCTATCTATACTTGTATCCGAAGAATTAAAAAATTCAATCGTAAATTGTGAGGTACTCTTACTAGAGATAACATAATAGTCACCATTAGCCATTGATTGTGCTGAGATACCTAAAGCAGGATTGACTTTAAATGGATAAGTATAAGTGACTGTCTTACCACCTGTTCCACTTGTAGGAATACTTGAGGAAACAGATAGCGAACTGATTAATGATCTAGCTTTTAAATCATCACTTTCAAATAATACTCTAAACTTAAAATATCTTCCGATATATTCACCTACTACAAACTGACTAAATGCTGAATAAGTGACATCATCATCTGAAGTAGCTACTTCTAATAAAGTATGAGCATTACCACCAGAAGCACCATCAAAAGGTGAAGGTCGCCCATCATCTATTAAAGTAGCACTATCTGGTCTGCCACCATCAAAAAATTCAGATACATCTTGAGTAAACTGAGATACAGATGCAGTAAAATTAACCTTTAATTTAGCACCTACATCAATCGTATTAGCAAATTCATAGATACCAGATGCAGGTACTCTTGTTGCAGGTGTACCCACAGTTCCCGTAGCAGTTAATCCAATATAATTAGTTCCACTTATATTGACCAAAGAAACATCAGTTTTTGTTCCTGTAAATCCTGTATGTTCATTAATAGTGGCATCAGCTACATAATTAACACTTTCAATATTAGTGGTGACAATAGTTTCATTTGCTGATTGGTTGCCTAGTTTGTCTACTGCCTTGATGAGATAGCTCCCAGATTTTAACGGAACTGTAATTGAAGTGGCAGGTCTGCCAATCTTATCTACTAGGTCAAATGAATTTAGCCAAGATGGAGTAGATAAATCGGTACTAAACCTCAATTGATAATAATCAAGGTCAAGGTCAGGTATCGCAGTCCAACCCAAAATAGCTTGATCACCTACTACGTTAATAGAAAAGTTTGTGACATCACTCGGTACGGCAGTTTGACCAATAATCTGTCTTGTAGCAGTGACATAAGTAGATTTAACACCAATACTGTTGATTGCTCTGGCTCTAACTTCATAGGTCGCATTATCAATCGCATTAAGTAGAGAATATTCTAATGCTGCACCTCTACCAATAACTCTGAATTGGTCAGTGACTGCATTACCCTCTTTATCAAGAGTTTGTTTTGCTTCCACCTCATATTCGGCAACAAATTGGTCTGTTGATGCACCAATTGTAGCTGATAGTCTAGTAAGCACTGAGCCATCATTATATTCTACCATTTCATCTGTTAAGGTTAATGATGATGGTGCTTCAATACTAAATGGATCTGGAAAATTAGTATTACCAATAGCAGCTACTTCTGTTTTTTCATCAAAGGTATACCAACTATCCTGATGTTCTTGTAAGGAAAGACTTGCAGTAAAGTCAGCATTTAAAGTCATTCCACTTACTCTGAATGGTTTATTAGTCATGCCTAAGATAGATGAAGTGACATTGACTATATCCCCAATAGCTAAATCTAATCCTTCATAATTAACATCTAATCCAAGTTTTAAATTATCTCTTGATCTGTTTAGAATGATCTTTCCAAATTCTAATGCTTGGTAAGGTGATGTGATTGTATCTAAAGTGACATTACCTTCTTGTAGGAAACCACCATCTGCAGTTTTTAATGTTTGATGTTCAGCATCTGTTTCTGGATAAACAATAGAATCCACTTGAAATGATTTGTCTGGATTTACCCAATTCACAATCACTCTATTATATTTCTCGTTCTTGCGTTCACTCTCTACTTTAATGCCGCCTATAATATTATCTTCATTTAATGTAAAGGTAGCAGTTCCCGTAGTTTCAATAAGCAGCTTAAATTTACCCTGAACATAAGGTAATAGTCCTCTCATCCCTTTGAGGAATACTTTGACATTATCTAAAATCTTTTTGTTGGTATTAATAACTGCATTACAGTCAAATAAGTTTATATCTGATCCACCAGAATAAGGGGTGACTTGAGTTTCTGCTATTTGACTAGCTGCATAAAAACTAGATATATCCAAATCACTATCAGATATTCCTTTTCCATATCTTTCATTTCTCAGGAAATCTAATAAACACCAAACAGGATTAGTAGAATAAACTCCTGTAGTTTCATTCCCGCCACTATCAAATGTAGATATTTTTTTACCCTGAACTTTGACTTTGATATTAGGAATACCTGTATATTTGTCAGAATCCCATGTGAAGCGGAACGCAATATATGCAATACCCGATAATTTGTGGTTTGTAGTCCAGTTGCTTAATGTAGTTAGTAATGAAGCTGCGGATTGCCCGTCAGTTCCGTAAAATGGTTGTAAAGTGATAGTTGTGCCATATTTACTGTCATTAGAAGTAATTTGTGTACCATCAGCAAATGATCCATCAAAGGTGACTACACTTTCATTAACTTGAATTTCTGTAATGGCATTGATCTCACCCTCAGATAAAACCATAGCACCATAAAGATAAGTATTGTCTGTTCCTGATGTTTCTAAGAATACTCGTGTTCCGCCTACTAGACGTTCACCATAAATTACAGGGATTTGAGCATTATTAGATTGTTTGTTGATCTGAGTACCTCTGATCTCCTCTACATCTGGAGTATCAGGGATATCAGGAATATCTATAAACCATGAAACAACCTTCTGAACTATATTTTGTACTGATTTAACTACGTTTGACATTATTATTAATCCTCATGGTTTTATTTATCGTTTCTTCCATTCTCAACCAGACTACTTCTTTATCATAGCCTAGTTCTTTCCCAAAATGTTTCTTAGCCCAATTAATCATATCTCTGATATTTTTTCTACATAGGAAATCTGCAAAACATAAATTATCACCACATTTCCAATTACCATAATCAATGATCCCATGATGGAGGAACTTCATCTTCATTACTTCATTAAGATAACCCCAATTCATAAACCCTGTAATTTCTTTATCTTTAAATACTTTGTACTGGTTAAGGGAAAGACTAGGCTCTAAATGGAAATATAGCACTCGTCTTGAAGTGCCTTTGTATCTGTCAAATGTTAGATAAAAATCAATAACATCTTCAATCAACTTCTACCCCAAAGAATATCTTGAACAGTCAATCCTGCAAATTCCATTCCTCTATCATTAGGAAAGTATCGCTGCTGACTTCCTTCGTTTGTTCTTCTACCACCAACTCTACTAAAGTCTGAAAAATGGGAGGTACAGATTAAAGATATTAAACCTCTATTGGTATCTATTCTAAAACTTTCAATATAACCCTTATCATAATTGTAAGTATCTATCAGGGTGTCAGTGTTATTTAACAACCCTATATCTATAGTCACTTGATCATTGGCTACATTATTATTGAGGATAATAGAAGTATAAACGCTATCTACTGCTGATAGATCAACAGTAAAATTAGATACATCTAGTTCTGCATTTTCTGATTTATTTGTAATAGATAATAGATGCCCAGATGCTGAATAAGTATTAGAATTATAAGTTATATCTTTGTAATGATTAGTTAGTCTTTGAGGAGTAGGGAATAATATCTCTACTAAAAGAATAGGTTTGATAGATTGAGTTGCTAATTCATTTTTTAAAGCAGTAGATAAACCTCTAGCCATTAGAGAGCCTCAATAAAATCTACTTCAAATCGGAATGTGTCTATATCGTCAGTATTAAATTGCTGAACATCATTTGTCAGTCTTACTGTAAATTCTACTCCATCATAAGTCACTGCTACATTGTCTGAGATATCTTCTCTAAGTGGTGGCTCAATAGTCAGGGTTGCTGCACCTGCAACCGCAGTAGCATCACTAACAACCATATAACACTTAGTATCACCTGCAAAATTCACAAAATCCCCCGCTTTCAATGTGCCAGTCATTCCATCTACATCAATCGTAGTATCTCCTGCACTATGTGATCCATTCACTAATACTGTTCCTGATACATCACCTTTAGCGTTCTTTAAGTCTGGTAAGGATATCTGGAATGTTTCTTTCTGTGATCTTTGTTTCATAATGAAAGCTATAACGGGTGCAAATTCTGCTCTTGTCATGGGAGGATAAGCAGCACTAAATTTGAATCTTTGCCCGTCTACTTGAACTGCAAACATCTTACCACTGTCAGTAGTAGATGTGATTGTCTTTTGCTCTGATGAAAAACCAATAGACCTAAATTCTGGTGTTGTTGGATATGTTCCTGACATTAAACTAACGCTTCCCTTCCTTGACTATTTAAAGCATCATTAATTACATTAATAATAGTTGATCTACGTTTAATCAATAGATCATCAAATCCTTGTGTATCATTAGCCATAATATTTACATTAACTACTGTTCCTTTATTTAGATTATCATTAGATACAATAGTTCCAGATTGATTAGGCACAAACATCTCTCTACCTTGCTCACCCACAATATAAGGTTGTCCTGCAGTCACGCTTCCACCTAATGCTCTTGGTGGAGGTGCGGATCTAATTGCTGCAATTTGTGCAGCACCCCTAGCAGCAGTAATAGCAGCTTCAATGTAGCCTACAGGGAAACCCTTTTTTAAACCTGCGGCAACACCTTGAGCCGTACTCATAATAGCATCACCAATCGCTAATGCCTGATTTAATCTAAATGCTTTTTTATTAAATGTAGCTAAATTACCTAAAATGTCTTTACCCGCACCTATAAGAATTTCTCTTTTTTTCTCTTGTGTCATTTCCTCAAACACAATTTCTCTTGCTCTGCCTTTTTTTAATTCGTCTAAAAATCTTCTTTCATTTTCCAATTTTTGATTAAGTATTCTTTCTTGTTCTTCTAATGATTTTAGAGCAGCATCAGTCATGGCATCTTCACCCTCAACAAATGTCTTGACTGCTAAATGCACTGACTTCATATAGGCGTTTCCAAATGCTTCTGCATGGGTAGATCCCATTTCTGTAATTCCTACAAGTTCTTCTAAATTATGTGAAAGATGTTTAGTTTCTACAGATACTTTTTCTAATTTTTCTGCTGCAGTTAGTGTATCAATTCTATCTTGAATATTTTTAATTGCGGCATTTGCTTCATTTAATTCTTCTAAAGTAGTTTCTAATGGAATTAATGATTCATCATTATTCATTTGACCAATGATGTCATCTCTATTTTTTTTAAGAATTTCTAATTGAAGATTTAATTCATCTAAATTAGTGCTTTTAGCAAAATCAATATCAGCTAATTTAGAAATATCTTTTGCTTTTTCAAAAAGTTCATCTATCTGACCAACCAAAAATGAAATAGCACCAACTGCAATAGCACCTTTTTTTCCAAATAGTAATGCACCAATAAGACCTACGTTTTGAACGAATGGTGGTAATGAAGCAAATCCCTGAATTGTTGTACCTAAAGCATCAGATATATTTTTAATGGCGGGTGCTATAGCTTTTATGGTTTCTGATGCTCTTGTTAATGCACCTGCAAAATTCTGACCGATAGCAGTTGCTATATCTTCAATTTGTTGCTCATTTTCTTCTAAGAATTTATTGAGATCACCAAATTCTTTTTTTAATTCTTCAAAAAATCCCTCTGCTACATCTTTTTGGAAATTAAAATACTTATCTCCAATCATTGAGATAGTACCTTCTAGTGTTTGGGCTAAATCATTAGTAGCTTGTGCAAATCTACCATTACCACTAAATGCTGCTTCAAAAGCTGCTACAGTTTCTTCTACTGATACTTTTGCACCTTGTTGAAATCCTAATAATGATCTAATACCTTTTTCTCTAAATATATCAGCAGCAGCAATACCACCTGAAAATGCTCTTTGAATTTGTGATGCGGTAGTTTCAAAATCTAATCCTGTGACCGCAGCTACATTACCTGTTATCTCTAATATTCTATTTAAATCTTCTGCATCTTTTGCAACAACTGCTAGATTTCCAGATGCTCTTGTAATTTGTTCTAATGAAAATGGAACTTTTCCTGCAAACTTCGTAAGATTATCAAATGCTTTTGAGCCTTCATCTACTGATCCAAATAAAAACTTAAATCTTATTTGTAGGCTCTCAACTTCTTTACCTACATTAACAAATGATCTAATAACTGCACCTGCACCAAGACCAACTAATGCACCTCTAAGGCTAAATACGGAACTTTTTACTTGATTTAAACGACTTTGAACTCCTGTGAGGGCTTGTTTGGTTTTATCTCTTGCAATAATGTCAATATTGAGTTGTTTAGTCATTATCTTCTTTTACCTTGCATCTTTGCTTTATTCAATGCCTTTTGTTCTTCTTCATGTTTCAGATTATAATATGCTGCCCATGAGTTAAATTCCTCAACTGGCATTTCCATAAGTTCGCCAATAGTTTTATGTAGTTTTTCTGCTAAGAAGAAATGAAACCTGTAATCAGGATCAGAGTTTAGTTTTTTTTTATGGTTTCAGTAGAAGGGATTGTTCCCATGATTTGTCCTGCTACCCTGCCTATGATGTCAGGATCAACAAACTTCTTCATCTTAATCTTACTCTCCAGATCAAACATCTTCTCACCATCTTTGGTTTCTGCCTTCTTGACAATTACATCAACTAATACTGTGAGATCACTATCGTTTGATCCTTTAAAGATTTCAGATTTTTCAAGCAGCGTAAATGGCTTAACATAAATGGCATCTTCGCCAGTTAAGTTCCATTCTTCAACTTCTATAATTTTTATCTCTTGGTGTTTAAAGTGAGAGATAGCACCTTCAAGGTAATCCTTTTTAGGCATCTAAATTATACAGTTGTTGTGCTTACGCCGCCTGAGAATTGAACTGTTATTGTTCTAGCAATAACTCCGTCTAAAGATACGTTCTGAGATACGCCAGTCACAATAGCTGATCCTGTGTAATATGTATCTGCTGCATCTGCACCTTCTGGATATAGATTTAAAGTCACAGAAGCACCTACTGTTAATGCACCTTGACCTGATGTATCTGTTTCATCCCAGTGACATTCAATAGTACCAGTAGCATCACTTCTTAATGCTTTGTAGGTCTTGGATGTATCTGTAAGGCTTGTATCTTCAACTGTGTCATTAGTTTCATCAATAGTAAAACCAGTCACTTCCGCAACTGTATCTGTTCCTACTTTGACTACTCCGCTTGTTCCGACATGGGTTGCCATTCGCTTACTCCTTCATTTGTTTGTTGTTGTTCTTCTACTTCTACATCTTTTTTCTTTGATGATCTAGTAGATTTTTTTTCTTGCTCAAGTTTATATCCTTTAGCCAGAAATTTGTCTATATCATTATCCCAAATCTCAACAGTATCGTTTCCACTTGGCATATAGATTTTAATTCGTTTAGCCATTATGCAGTACCTCTAACAAATTCATAAAATACCCTTACCACAATTCTTATTCCACCTAAAGGATATAATGTACCCTCATCTGATGACACTTCTATCACTTTAGTTTCTAAAGCATTACCACCTCTCGTTCTGTCAGCATCTAAAGTTTCTTCAATGACTTCAATAAGCTGATTGCGTTTAGTATCTAGGTTAGTATCTGATCCTTTAACATATCCAATTAAAACATAATCTATTGTTCCTGATCTTTTACCTGCTGCAGTATCACCAAGTGCAAAATCCTCTCTTAATTCATCTCCAGTAGTGATGTATAAAGCAGGGAACTGCGGATCTGCCAATTCCTCAGGTTTAAAAGGCTCTCTTGTGATCTTCTTTAGTTCAATAGGGGATGTGACCGCATCTAAGGTCGTAATAATATTAGCTGCTATATCTTCTCGTAAACTCATAATTTCAACTCCTTTTCTAGCACAGAAAAGAATATCTTTTCAATCTTTGTTTCTTCATCTTTTGAAATACTAAAGAACTCTCTTTTTACTTTCTTTCTACCTGCTCCTGCTTCATCATGGAAAAACGCTTTTCTGTTGGCAAATCCTTGCCTAAAGAATAATTCACCCTTGCTAGGTGATATTCTACTAGTTAAGGAACTAAACATTTGACCAGTGTCAGTAAGATCAACAACTCCTGATTGTTTTACTGCGGCTCTTTTGTATTTAGGGGAATAAGGCTCAAAAGGTCTACCTCTGAAGTCTACACCTCTTGACTGTGTTCTTTTCTTAATAGCACCAATCTCAAAAGCTGCTGCATTAGCTAGGGCTTTCTTTATGGCTCTAGGTACTCTTTGGGAAACTCTTAATAATTCTTTTTTGACTTGGATAGAATTATCTTTAGCCGTAATGGTTGCGACCATTATCTGACTAATCGTAAATGGTGAATAGGCTCTTTCTCAGTAGCAGTGACACTATCATTATCATCTTCATCATATTCTACGCCATCTCTTAAACAGGCGTTAAATTCTTCTGCATATTTCTTTCTATAAAAGTCCATCTTAACTTGAAATGTATCTGCACCATCTCCACCCTGAGGATCTTTCCATTTAGTAAGTTGAGGATAGATATATTCTGCCAGTGCTTTGTAAATAGTTGCTCTTTTCCACTGAGCAGGTGTTAATTTGGTATTATCCATCTCTAAAGTAGTGACTTTAGTAATATCTTTGTATCTGACTGTATGGCGGTATCTTTCCCACCATTCTTCCCTGATCTGTCTTAAAACATCATCTTCAGCAAACTGTAATTGAGTATCAAAGTCTGTAATGCCAAATTCCAGAACATCAGGTTGATAATCTGTCATATTGGAACTGACTACTGCAAATACTGTTGTTGCTGCCATTAATCTTCTTTCTTCTTCCTAGTTCTTTTAGGTTTTTCTTCTACAGGTTTATCTTCTACTGGCTCATATCCTCTGAGTTTCCAGTGGATTAAATTCTTTTCATAATCAAATTTTGTTCTGGTGATTACTTTGTCACCTCTTTTTAACTTAATTAAATCAGTCATAATTTCTCCTTAGTATAGGTGGGGAGTATATCCCCACCCAAAGTGTATACTACTGGATTGATGAATCAAAGTGTAATTCAACACCATAAGAATCATGCAATTCGCCTACGCCGTAAACTGCAGTAGCAACAATCTCGTCTGCTCTTAGAGAAGCATCTCTTTGAGTTTCAATCTTGATGTCCTGCATCATAGCTAGGGCTAAAGCATCCTTATGGAATACTGCACCTTTGTAGTCACCTGCAGTACCAGTGTTAGACATATTTGAAGTTTCAAATACGCTGATACCTGCTAATTGACCTACATAACCAGAGCGTAATGCTTCGTTCTGTAAATCACCTGCATTTGGGTTAGCAAATGTGTTTGTTAAGTTTGCTTTTAAGTCATAAGCAATCTTTGGGTGTAATACACAGAAACATTCTTCAACAGGTAGACCTGCTGCTCTTAGTGTAGATGCTGCGTTGAAAATAGAAGATGCTGCAATAGCACCAGTTCCGTCACCTAATGTGGTTGAGAAACCATCAAATAAAGCGATTAGGTCTTGATCCATTTTCTTTGCAATACCTTCACCAAATAATCTACCAATATCTGCAGCAACATTTCTTGGTGCTGAGTTTCTTGCTAGATCAGTTAATGTAGTCATAACACCGACTTCAGAAGCAGTGATGCTTACTGATGTTGGGTTTACTGCAGTGTTTGAGAGATCAGTCGCTTCTGCAACTGCTGCAGCACTAATAGCTGAATAAATTGGCACTTCCACAGTTTTTCCGCCACCTGCGATAGTGTAATTCTTCACTAAGTTCTTCATTATAGATTTCTCTTGAATTACGAACTCAGCTTCAGCTACGATCTCAGTATACAGTTCACTGACTGTACTTGAGGTTGTTTCGTTAGCCATGTTTTAACTCCTTTAAAGTTATTTGTTTAGTTTAATCTGAGTAACTGAATCTCGTTGTCTGCGATATTCCGCATACATTTTACGATCCTCTGGTTTACTCATATCCAAGTCCGAAATATTTAAAGTCTTATTCGTATCTGACTTACCCACATTACTTACACTTCCACTCCCAGAAGGAGTTGCCGCTTGAAAGTGTGCGTTCTGCGTTAAAAACTCTTGTACTGCTTCATCAACAGTCAATAAGTCGCCATCTTTGTTATATCTAGGAGTTCCTGAATTATCAAGCACTTCTACTTTCCCTTCTGCATTTAATTGAACTTTAGATTTCATTAGTTCTTTTATCTGTTCAGGGCTAATGGCTCTGTTTTTAGATGCAGCATTGATTAATTGCTTATCAATTCTCTCGCTTTTAAGTTCTTGCTCTAACTTTGATAATTTCTCGTTAAATTCCTGAGATTTCTTCTTCATCACCTCATCAAATTTACCACGCTCAAGTTGCTTTTCTTCCTCAACCTTTTTACGTTCTTCAATAGCTGCTTTAGCTTCATCAAGGTTAGATACACCTAGAGATTCTAGTAATTGTTTTTCTTGTCTGTAAAGTCGGTCTTTCACAACCTTATCAATATCAAATTGACTTGGCTTGGGTTGCTCTACTGGTTGTTCCTGCTTTACTTCTACACTATCGTTTGTCTGTTCCACCTGTTCCGTTTTATTCTCGTCAGACATAATATAACTCCTTTATTAGTTATTTCTTTAAGACTTATAGGAAAAACATAAATTATTCAATACTATCATAAAGATCATCAAACAATTCTAATTCGCTCTCAGGTAATTGTTCCCTAATCTTATCTAGCCTTTGAACAATATCATCAGGTAAAGGTGTAATTTTTAATAACTCTAGTGCGTCTTGAAATAATTTAGATAATTCTATTGCCATTAGAAAACTGGTGATCCCTTCTGTTTTGATTTTATTGCGGTGTCAATTAAATTATCCATATAATTGACTAATTCTTGGTCAAAAGCAGCTAGTGCTTTTCTGTTTGTCACATATATTGCGAATAGTTCAGCATGAAATTCTGTATCTTTAGCTGCACCATAATAAGTCAAATAATTTTTTCCTGACTTAGCTATATTGCCTAATGCGTCAGTTGCCCAATAATGAACTTGATGACCTATTTCATGTAAAGTTGTAATTGCCTTTTTATTAGCTTCTATTATTTCTTTTGTTGCACCTTTTGCAGTGGATGACACAGACCAGTCTAAATCAGTAGTAAAGCTACCTCTCTTTAATGTATACTTACCAATGCCTTTTTTCCTTCTATCTAAGAGTTCCTCTACACCTTCTTGAATTAATTTAGCATCAGCAAAATTAAAATTAACTTTATTGGATGGCTCTACAAAGACATTAACAGATTCATTTACCCAACTTGTATTACCACCTGCTCTTTTTTTTGCACCAAATGTTTCCAAATCTTTACCATGTGTTTTTTTATGTATAGCATTTACTTTAGGTAATTCTTTTCTTCTAATCTTTTCCATTCTAACTGATTTTGTCACGAAAAATATACTCGTCTTTTTTTCTTTAATAAATTCGTTTAATCTATCTACACTTTCCTCAGATCCTTTGAAATTTCTATATACTTGATTTAATACCAATGAATTAACATTGGCATTATCTTCATAAACATTATTGCTATTGATAACATTAATCTTTTGTTGCCTTCTTTGTTTTGGTGTTTCTACCTTTTCTTGTACTTCTTCTATATCATCCCATGCAGGATCATAAGGGATTAAACTATGGCGGCATCTATAACCACCTCTATTCACAAAGGGATCTGATCCTGATTTACCTCTCCAGTTTCCAGTAAATACTTCTCTCCATTCTTCCTCTGTTTTTATTTCATTAAGATATGCTCTACAGAATTGTCTAGTGGTCGTAATATTTGTGCCAGTATATTTATATGTATTTATTCCTGCTTCTTGACCTTTGTATTTAGTGAACTGACCATCAAACTGCATAATACTATCATGGGCTATCTGGTTAGCGTACTTACGCATATTCTCACCTCTAATATCAGATGCATATTTACTATGAAGTATCTTTCTCGCATCTAAGTATTTCTTTTTAGCTAAAGGATCATCTGAGTATCTATTCTCCTCTACAATCCTGACTAATCTATTGACTGCTTCCTCATTACTTCGTCTATAGACACCATTAATAGATGCTCTGATATTTTCTACTACCTGAGGGAATGGTTTACCTGTGACTGCGGATGAATATATCTCTGTAGCAATCGTATCAAGAAATCTATTGGCTACATCTTCAAACCCACTAAAGGATAACTGCTTTAATTGATTAATGATCTTTAGATCAGGTTTAGTTAATGTTTTAAACTTATCGGAAACTGGAGTAGTGCGGATATAGTCCATGTATCCTTTAACCACCTCATCATATTCTGAGAT